GGTCTGGAACAGAACCACCGGGATACCTAAATGTACCCCCAGCAAAGGCCAACGTACGGCTAGGTGTTCCATCGTTAGTAAGGATTAATGTGAACGAAGTTGCCCTGCTACTTACCGTGTTAGGAGTAGCCAATGTAAGCGTAGCATTACCGTTTAATGTCGCAGTAAAAACATTTCCGTCATCACAGTCTATAGTCTTAGCTGTACCTGTGTTACCCAGTGCAGTGACTCTATCCGAGAATACCCCTGACATAAAGCTAGAAGTAACGTTAAACTCGCCTGTGCCTTTAGGGGTAATGTTAAGACCTACGTTAGCGTCTCCGCCCGAAGGCGTTATTGTAGGGTTATTACCAGTAGACGCATTGGCCAGTGTTATTTCGTTAACCGCAGAAGCCGTTGCAGTTAAATTTATTAACTCTAAGCCACCCATATCCAGAATGTTAGTACCAATTCTAGGGCTAGTTATTGTTTTATTGGTCATCGTTTGAGTGTCTGAAGTACCCACAATAGTCCCTGTAGGTAGTGCTTGACCCCCATCTTGAATAACTTTACCTGTAGTGCCACTAAACGTAACAATGTTGGTGTTTGTTGAGCTGCCCGGTCCAACAACATCGCCGTCAGTAATATCCTCAACTAAGGCAAGCGCATCAACCACAGCGGCTCCTGCGCCAGCCCCATCTAAATAAACAACTTTAGTTTTTCCCGTAGCTATAGTTACATTAGCTCCTGAACCCTGAGATATGTTTATAGACTGACTGCCAGAAGTAGCATTTTCTATCCACATGACTCGTGTATTTGTATTGGGTCCAATAGTAAGAGTTCTGGTTGTTGTAAGAGAAGCTCCAGAAGTAACCTTAAAGTAGAGCGCACGAGCAGGGTCTGAAGCACCATCAGCAACCGTAGTGGTAGCATCGGCATCAGAAGAAAAAGCTGCTTGAGTAGCATACCCTAGCGATTCTCCAATAAGCTCTAAATTTGTATTTGTACTTGTACCCCAAGTGCCGCTTTCATCACCTGTAGCAATTTCTTTTAATCTTAGGTTGTTTACATAAGTAGCCATCTATATCTCCACTGACTATAGCGAAGCGTCACCCGTCGCCGAGGGAACGCTGGTTGCATAAATCGTTGTGTTTTGTTTTAGCGACAAAGTCGCTCCGCAATCTGAGCAAGTATCTGCTGCAAGCTCTGACTCATTCAAATCATAACCGCAACTAGCACAAAGAATTTCTATTTCATGCTTAGGTTCTATAACGCCATCAATTGTTTTTGCTTCATTAACTGTCTTCATGCAGCAATCTCCGTCCAAATAGTTCCGGGGTTAGGTACTATTCTACTCCATACTAAAACATTTCCAACTTGACCAGTAGCCTGAACCCCGGTCACATTAATGTTAGCTACCCCTTTTGCGGTAGCAGAACCTAAAGCGGTCGTTCCTTGAACACCAGTTACATTAACAAACAACTGAAGGAATGCAGTAGCTGATCCTAAAGCAGTTGTTCCCGAAACTCCTGTTACATTAAACTGTACATCAATTTTTGGTGCAACAGTACCAAGAGCCGAAGTTCCAACAACCCCAGTTGGAGTAACCTCCACAGAACCTAAAACTCCAGTAGAGCCAAGGCTGGTTGTGCCTACAACACTTGTAACAGATACATTTGCATCTGCTGTAACAGACGCTGTACCTATCTGTCCTGTACAAGCATTGCCAAGAACATCAATAGCGCCATCCGCATTAGCAACAACATCACCAAGAGCCGATGTTCCAACAACCCCAGTAACAGATGCTGATCCGCCAAGCTGGAAAGTAACAGTTCCAAGTTGAGTGGTTGCCTCAAAAGATAGGCTTCCATCGCCCCAAGTTTGCTCACCCCAACCGACACTACCCCATCCATCAAGAAATACAATTGCATCAAAAACTGGATAGTTCGCAATACCTGTTGCTGATACTCCGCTGACATTAACCGTTGCTTCTATTACACCAATAGCAGTGCCTAACGCAGAAGTTCCAGACAATCCTGTTACTGATACAATAGCGCCAGCAGCAACAGTAGTAGTTCCTAGCTGACCAGTACCTAGAGGTAAAGCAGGACTGTTAGTGCCCCATTCGCTGGCATCCCAATTACCATAACCCCACCCGCCTAGTGGTACAGTTACATCAGCCATTTAACACCTATCAAGCGATACGAATAATCGCGTTACTAGAATCAGCGGTAGGAAACACAATAGTGAAATCACCAGCAGTTGATGTTTTATCAGCACCAAAATCTAAGATAGCAACAGCAGGATCTCCAGACTGAGTATCATTAAATATCATAGCCCCACGAGCTGTAATAGTAGCCGTAGAAAACGTCAAATTATTAAAGTCAGTAAAAGCTGTAGTTCCAGAACTAGTAGGTGCTACTGTCGTTAACGCCCCTCCTTTCGCTGTATATCCTGTTCCAGATACTTCGTTAGACGTAGTATAAGCAGTAGTAGCCGCACCCAAAGAAGCCGAACTTGTATACAGAGCAAGATTAAATGTATCTGCCGTTGTACCGCCACGAGCGACCGTTGTTCCAAATGCGTGTATGCCGTTAAGAAGCTCCGTTTTGAAGCTTGTACACATTGCTTGACTAATAGCCATAAAGGGCTTCTCCTATAATTTATTTATAATTCCAGCCAATTCAGCATGGCCTTGTTGATTAAGCTTGGCGCTGACGGTTGTCCTGTCAGACCTAATAGCTTCCTTCATGTAAAAAACAAAAAGACTTTTTACATTTTCTCTGAATGCAAGAGCTTGGCTCTTTAGCAAGGGGTCTGCTGTATCGCTAACAGCAATAAACTTTTCCATAGCTCTTTCAGCCAACTCTTCGGGAGTCCAGCCCCGATGAGAAGTTGTATGAACTTCAAACTTCATACCTGAACTTGCATCACCTTCTACTCCAAGCATTATCCTCTCCTAACAAAAACAGCACAACTTCTGTAGTTGTCTGTTGTATTGTAACCTTCGCCAAGTATTTTAAGCTGGGCAAGAGATTCATCAAACTTTGATTGATACAAGGACATCAGATCTGGATCTCCCTTAAGATAAGTATACGCTTCTATCAGAGAACCATACAAGAGTGCATTCTCAGCATTTGTTCCAAGCCAGCTTGTTCCGCTAGGATCTACTGATATAGACAGAGGCTTGTACAAATAATGAAGCTCGACAGAATAATTTGAATTTGGCGTAGGACCAAGTATGAAATTAGAATCATCAAATATCCCATAATATTTAGGAACACCAGTAACAGTAACGTCTGGAGAAACCTCTCTAATAAAATTAGTATCTTTAAAAAGGAGGTATTCATATCCTGAGTTATCAATCGCCATAGAATATTGAGACAAAAAATCAGATGGCATTGCCAAATATTGATTACCATTAGTTACATTTGCAGTAACGTTCTTTTTAAAATCTGGGAGCTGAACAGTTCTGAGTATTCTTTCTTCTGCCTGAGTAATAAACGTAGGAAGATTACTTACAAAGCTTGACTCAGTGGTTTGTAAATAGTCTTGTATAGCTGTTTTTAATGTCGTATATGTCCAAGCCATCAGCTTATCTCTACCCTAACAGTGCCAACCTGACCGAACATATCCAGTCCGACAAGACCGACAGGGTTCCAAGAAAACAACCTCCTACTAGCCGTCAAACCTCTATCAGGTCTTGGGTTTCTTAAAGCTTGAGGATCATTCATTCTTATTCTTCCTAACTGTAATTGAGGTTGATCTTTGTCAAGAACATCACGACCAACCAACATACCATTAGGTCTACCATCCTCTATTTGAGGAACTAAATCTCTTAAGTTATATCTAAAGCCAGTGCGATCACACATCCCAAAAGCTTTTTTTCCAGTAGCATAACCGCTCATAAGTATTGATAGCCTCCCGGCACAACATACAAAGCAGCTTTTTCCCTGTCTGCGTCAGAGGCCAGTTCCCACTGCTCATCATAAACTTGCTTAAGCAAAGGCGCTCTCTCAGAAACTTCAGGTCTCTTTACACTAATTTGATAAGCCAAACCAGAAACAAGACAAGGCAGCCACCTTGAAGGAACATCCATATTGTTAGAAGAAGGTTTGCCAGAATCCTGTACTCTTTCCATATAGTAATAGCATAGAGTATATGTTTCAGCAGTATCTGGCACAGGCCAAAGATTGATTGCTATCTGTGAAGGATCTTTTTCAATCCAATACTGCAAAGGTCTAGCCTCAGTTAACTTATTTGTTAGGTGAGAATACTGACTTACGGATATTCTTTGCATCATAAGATCAGACTGACTAGAAGTATTGCCAGCATCCGTCCTTATAAACGCTTCAATAATATCCAGCTCTTTTGAAGGTAAGGCATAACGCCCTGTCCCCGGAGTTAAGACAATACTGCCAGACTGCACCGTCCAGAGGTTAAGCCCTCTGTTTTGCCACTCAAGCATCAGAAGATCTAAACTTCTCCTAGCGGTCCTATAATCATAACCACTTCTAAGTTCTACACCCGCTCTTTCATAAGACTCTTCTATAATATCGCCTATGTCTAAATTGAAAGAGTATGTTCCGCTAGTAGCCATTATCTAATTAAACCTCTAGTTAATTTACCATAAGCATCAAACATACTTTTTCTTTTGAGACTTTGGAGGGCTTTTTTTACTACCCCCAGACCCAGACCAAAAAAGCTTGTTTGCCCAGAACGCAGCACTGCTTGGACCTTTTGCTATGTTCTTACCGTGCCTACTTTTAAATTGCTTTCTTGCTTCAGCAGAATAATTGTGACCCATTTTCTGATCACCAAATCTTATAATTTTTACTTTACCATCAACTCTAGTAGCAACAATACCTTTTTTAGTGGGATGGTCAGGAGTTCTTTTAGGCTTGTTAAGTCCTTTAAGATTGTACCTTTCAAG